AAAATATATCAATAGCCTCTTCTATGTTTTTTACAATATCAGCATATCCACTACCTGAAATTCTAGCATTTTGCTTTGCAATCCATTCGTTATACCTATAAAAATAGTCTTCAAAAATATCTAACTGAGCTTGCTTTGCATAAAGATTAAAATCAGATGGTGTTATATATCCGAAGTTTTGCTTGTTTGCTACAGCGAGCACAGTATTTCTTACACTGTTTATCATCTGGTAATCTTTTACGCAAAGATAGTGAAAAAAAATAAACCCCTCTGGTTTGAGGGGCTTGGGGAAATTTAATCTTGAAGCTTACTTTCAAGGAGCTGCATCAGCTCTATACCATCATCTGTTTTAAAGAATTGAGCTAAAGACATAGTAGCTGTCTCTCCAAATGGAATGCTCATTAGTTTCTTTTTATTAGAAGGTAGGTTGAAATAAATATCTTTTCCTTTGTTTTTTAGTCTTAGTATTCCTTCAGCTAAAGATTTAGAAGCTAAAGACTGTAACTTTAATAAAGGATCGTTTAATGTATTTAGAAAATCTTTTGGACTATTCTTAGCATACAGTCTCACATCACGTTTTAACTCAGCTGTTGACAGTTTATCTACATTTAGGCTTAATGATATTCTACCGATAGTTTCTAGCATCTCTAGATCTAAATCTTTTGCTGCTATTAAAGCGTCTATCTGGTAATCCATTTCTTCAACCTCTACACTAGCATCCTTTTCAGTATCTATCTCTTCAAACACTACATTAAGTGATGGGTGTAACGATAAAAATTCCTGAAGTACCGGATTGTTTTTAGGAACATATAACATACCATCTTCAAATACAATAGGTTCGATAATAGCGTTACTATCTTGCTCGTCTTCGAATGGTGATTGTTGATTGGTTGAATATCTTAAAGCTCTGTTAGATTGACCGTCAAAGTGTAAGAGTGGTTTTCTACGTGAGTTTCTTGAGTTTAATATAAAGCTTATAGGTGCTTTTCTACCTTTTAATCTATAAGTTCTGTCTTTTACGACTGATTGTTTTTTCATTTTAATTTAATTTTAAGTTTATAAAAATAAGGAGGGGACCACCTAAGCGATCCCATCCTTAAAGTAATCTTATTTGAATAAGAAGAAATTGTTTGCACCAAGAGTACAAAGAGCTCTTTCTGATAAGAAGTGAACCTCCATAGCATCTAAGTCGCTATTAGAAGCACCTCCTGCAGATCCAACTATCCAAGACTTCATTTTTCTATCTTCAGTCTGAGAAGCTTTGTATCTTACGTGTAAGAAAGGACGTTTTGCGTTCTTACCTAACACTTGGTCATAAACAGTTGTAGAACCAGCTGGCACAAGTACACCATCTATAGCTCCTCCTGTAATACCTCCACGCATTGTTGCATCGTTTAAGTATTTCCAGTCAGACTTGTAGAAGTCATACCCTCTTCTAAATCCAGAGAATCCAAGGTTAAGTGCCATGTCAGTGTCATTGTCAAACAATCCGAATGAAGCAGCGTTAGCAGCACCACCAGAAGTGTCAAATCCATTTAACTCAGCAAGTACGTTGTCAATCTCGAAAGATAGTCCACGGTTTACAAATATTACGTTTTCTTCAATAGATCCTTGCTTGTCTAATCTACCAACGATTGCATCGATATCATCTAAAGACTGAATTGCTCCAGTAGATGTGTTACCTCCGTTTTCGATAGCGTAGAATAAACCTTCAGAACCTTTGTTACCTAAATCACCTGAAGCTGCAACAGCACCAGAGCCAGTCTCAGCAGGAACTGCTTCAACCATTGCTGTTTCTAGGTAGTCTTCGAATCTTAATCTAGTTTCGTGCTCAGATTTTAAGTACCATAAATACCCTGAAGCTCCATTTTCTGTAGTAACTTCGATCCATCCGATTTGTGCCATATCAGAACCTGATACAGAATACTTATCCTTGATGATGATTGGGTTGTTTGACTTAATGTCTGTTGGAGCTTCTAGAGATCCTTCAATTCCGTTTGATCCTTTTTTAAATTCAGAACCATATACAAACACATCTAAGTTAGTACCTGAATTGTCTCCTGAAGATAAACCTGAAACTGCTGGAAGACCATCTGCATCATATATTGCTACAGTAATTGTTCCAGAAGCCCCACTAACAACAGCTGTAATAATACCTTTGAAAGATGCAGTTGCACCACTTCCTCCGTCAGATACCATAACAGTTTGTCCTTTTCTTAATACGTGATTTGGAATCTCAATAACAACACTATCGTTAGTTGCTACTTCTGAATCCTCAAGGACTACTGCTTCGTATTTAATGTGTAATCTACCTTGCTCAGACCATTTTATTAAGTCAGAGTTACAAGGCATTTCTGCTCCTACCATTCTTAAGAATGAGCTTACAGAGCGGTTTCCATATCTTTCGAATTCTTTTTCAGCAACATCTGGTAGATATTGGTTTAAGAAGTCGAAGCTGGAAATATACGATCCAGGTAGTGTTACCTGGCTAGGTGCTGGAGTTAAACTCACTGATCCACCTAATGTAATGTTTTGTGCCATTTTCTAATAATTTTTAATAATTTTTAACTTCGTTTTTTAATCTTTAATCCTCTGCCACTATCAGGGTTTACAGCTCTGAACTTTAATCCACTTGTATTAGACATCTGTTGAGGTGTGTTTCTAACGTCCATATTTATATTTTTAGACTGTTTTGAAACATTGTCAACTGCGTCTGCCTTGCCCTTTTCATAAAAGAATTGAGCAACTTTGTCTGGATTAAGCGCAGCACTTAAAGCCTTGTGGTATCCGTTTGCGTCAGTTATCATACCATCCTTATCAAGATATTTACTGATAAAGTTGTTGATGTCCGACTGAGAGTCTTTAACAGACTTTACATCTCCAGGATTAAAAACGACTTTTTGATCATCGAAATTGAATTCAAAACCTTTAAACTCTTCGCTAAACAATTCATCTGTTTTCTTCAGGAAATATTCAGAACGTTTTTGATTCTGCTCTTGAACACTTTGTGACTCAGATACGTATTTCTTGTAAGCATTGTAGTCTTTTAATTCCTTTTCGTTGACAGGTGACGCTGACGACTCGACAGGTACCTTGTATGTCTCCTTCAATTCATTAAAATACTTCTTTGCTTTTGCAAGCTCTCTTTTTTTTGCGATTGCTTTTTTCTTTCCTACAGACTCATCCTCTTCATCTTCATCAAACTTAAACTTGTCGTCCATTAAATAAGTAATGTCATCGTCGTCTAAGTCAGACTCTGTAGCAGAATAATACTCACGCAAAACCTGGTCTGCATTCATGTCTTCATAATTCTTTTGAATTTTCATAAAGTCCTGAATACCTCTACCAGTTTCTTTTTTATATTTTAAGAATGCTGATACATCTTCTGGCAACTCTTCATTACTCTCGGTTTGAGAAAGCAATTCATCAACAGAATTTATATCCTTTTCGTATCTATTTTTAATATATGAAAGAACGTCTTCTTCTTGTAACTCACGAGTTTTGCTCGCTTGTTCCTCTACAGGCTGCTCTGCAGCAACTTCTGTAGTTGGAGTTTCCTCCACCTGCTCTTCAACAGGTCTATCGTTTTGTTCAATTAATTGTTCTTCAACCTCTTGAACAGATTTTTCACCTGGTCCTGGGACCGCTTTTACTTTTAATTCCATATTTAATTTAATTTATAGCGCAAAATTACGCATTATTTATATTTAATTTTTAACGTGGTTCAAACTCTGCTAAGTCAAAACCATCTAGAGTATCCTCGTTTGATTCAAAGCTAATAGGTGGTAAATCTTTTTTACGTTGTTCTATTAACTTAGACTGTTGAGAGTTTTGTAAACTAATCCTATCAGACTTTGCTTTCTCTCTGTTGTCTTCTCTTTTTTGTAATGTTTCGGAATCTATACCTTTAAGTTGCATGTTTAGTTGAAACTCAAGTTGCATCAATTGCGTTTTTAATTGTGCCTCACCTCTAAGTTTTTCTAATTCGAAACCAGCTTCAGCTTGAGCAATCTGCATTTTAGATTGAGTTTCCATCTGCATTTTCTGAGCAGCAACTTGAGCGGCCATCTGCTGTGATTGCATTTGTGCCTGTTGTTGTTGCTGAATCTTTTGCATTTCAAACTGTTGTTTTTCTTTTTCTTTCTTTTTACGTTTTACTTTTAGCAGCTGGTTTGCTAGTTTAACGTTTCTAACTTCTCTTATATCAATAGCGTCATCAAGATCAATAGCCTCACGTGATAGAGCAACCTGAATGTTCTGTTCTAGTTGTTGTTTCTCTTCATCGTCTGGTGCTACTTCTATAAATATACCAAAGTCATATATATGTAAATCTTTTATTTCATCAAGCAGGTTAACATTGTACTTACCAATCTGCATTGCGAACTCATCTCTATATTCAGAATATTCTAATGCATCAGAAACTCTACAAGATAAACCTGTAGCTAAGTCTCTAGTAATATCTATAAACCCATCTAGTATATGTCTTGTAGCTGTGTTACTGTTAAGAGCTGCTATTTTTTGAAGTCCAACAAGTGAATTAGGATCTGGAGTAGAGCCGTCTCTAGCTTCATTTAATCCTGTTACATC